CCAGAAGCTCTATACCGCGCTTTACTGGGCTGACTGATGCCCAACACGCGGTTACGCTTGGATTGCTCTGACAGTGCCAATCGCACCCCTCCGGCACCAGCGTAACCGCCGCGTCTAGGCTGGCGGTAAATGCGGGTAACGGCTGCGTCGGGTGATGTAAGATGCTGCGCTTTCTCGCGCGGGAATCTTCTACAGCAGCAGGTGGCCACCACTTGCTGTAATCGTCGCGATAAAGAGGCTTCCAACCAAGCGCGCGGGCAATCGCTACGTCCAATTCCCTATCCGGCCCGGCTGCCTGTTCGCAGCGGTCGGCAAGGGCTAGGAGGGTGGTGGGGTCAGTCATTAGCCAGAAGCTCTATACCGCGCTTTACTGGGCTGACTGATGCCCAACACGCGGTTACGCTTGGATTGCTCTGACAGTGCCAATCGCACCCCTCCGGCACCAGCGTAACCGCCGCGTCTAGGCTGGCGGTGTAAGGCTGGTTTTCTAGCCACTCAAATTCCTGGGCAATGATAAATGACCAGCCGTCACGCGAATGAGCAACGTGCGTAGCATCGCGCGGAATAAAAGACTTCGTAATCTCAGCATCAAGCACCCTATCCGGCCCGGCTGCCTGTTCGCAGCGTTCGGCTAGGGCTAGGAGGGTGGTGGGGTCAGTCATGGCGGGATAACTCGGCGTGAATTTTGTCAATTTCACCCGGCTCCATGAGCGCCAGTATCCCTGCGTCGGTTAGCTCCCAAGGTTCCTCATAATTGATCGCCCAGCCAATTGCCGGATTTATGAAGCGGCGCCCCCTGACGGAAGCCTTCACCCTGTCAGCAAACGATACCGTTTCGCATAGGCCCGGAGTAATCAGGGCATTCAATAAATCCTTTTCATGCTTTGGAAGGCGATTTGTCATTCCCGTTCCTCCTTCGCGGCGGCAAGGACGGCGGCGGCGAGAGTGTCGCGCCAGCCGTAGTAAGGGTCTGGTGCTTTCGACATCAGCGTCAGCACGGCGCCATCCGTCAGCGCGCGAAGGAACGCGGCGATGGCATTGGATGATGCATCGCTGGCGCATTTGCAGGGCAAGGTGTGGCAAGCGTCACCACCATAACACGAGCCATCTTTGATAAACGATACACGCACCGCTTCTGCCGCCTTATCCAGCGCGGCGCGGATGGGGTCAGTCATTGCCTTCACCTTTCAGCGCGCGGATGGCGGCGGCGCCCTCTTTTTTTGTTGCGCTGTCATGCCATGGGATGCCGCCCTTAAAAGAACGATCTTCTTTCATGCCTTCCCCAAAACCAATCCGGTAAGCGCGGCCAATCAAATCTTCCGCCACCCGCGCCGCTTCTTTCGTGGTGATGCTCATTTCTTCCGCGCCTCCATCATCGCATCGGCCATTCGATAAACTTTATCTGCCAATTCATCGTGAGGCATTTCGATTTTAAGATTGACCATTAGGCCGGTGAGCGCAGATAGCGCGGCAATAGCAAACCTATCTCGCAACGTCTCGACTTCCGGCGCGGGTGCATCGGCAGGCGGCGTGTCGCTGACATAGACTTCGCTGATTAGGTCCATGCAGTTTTCATGACCTTCTTCTCCACGAAAAACCATTCCTGCCATAGTCCAACAGCGCGTTAAGGTAATCCAAGGAAAATGAGAGCCGGGTTCTCCGTGGCGCATCGGCCCCACAACATCGCCGCCCCGCGTCCGGTAATACGCGCCTTCACGGATTTTCATATCACCGCTCCCAAAATTGCCAGCGCCAGAATAGCGCCGCAGATTGCCAAGATTGCCAGCGCCTCGCTGCGCCTGATCGGCGCATATTGCCGATCAGGGCCAGGGCCGGGATATATGCCGCCGGTCATGGGGATACCTGCCTTACGCCATATACGCGAGCGCGTATTTCGTAAGTGTCGTTGCTTTCTCCTATAATGGCGACATGTCGCGGATTTGGTATTTGATCGCGCATTTTGGCTAATTCATAATCGCAAAATTCCGCGATTATGTTTGAAAAATCCTGTATCACCATTCCATCTCCGATATAGGTTCCGGTGCCCTTCCAGCCGTCAATAGTACGCGCTTTAGCGCGCACTCTATTTCCGATTTTCAATTGCCTAGACATCAGAACGGAATTTCATCATCAAGATCAGCAGGCGCCGGGCGTGGCGCGGCACTCTCGCCACCATCGCCGCCCGCATCCTTCGGACCAAGCATCACAATGGCGCCGCGATACGCTGGCAACGCCACCTCCGTGCTATAGCGGTCATTGCCGGATTGATCCTGCCATTTGCGAGTTTGCATCTGGCCTTCGATATACACAAGTGAGCCTTTGCGGAGATAGCGTTCCGCAATATCGGCAAGCTTTTCATTCGTGACGGCGATGTTATGCCATTCCGTCTTTTCTTTCTGGTTGCCGTCGCGGTCCTTCCACCTTTCGGACGTGGCAAGGCTGAAATTCACAACCTTGCCGCCGTTCTGGAAGTTTCGCACTTCCGGGTCTTTGCCGAGACGCCCGATCAGCGTCACTTTGTTGACACTGCTCATTCTGCCGTTTCCTCTTTAATGGTTTCTTCCAAGCGTGCCGTAATGGCCGCGCGAATGTCCTTCACGGTGTCAGGGTAACGCTCCCCCACCGCGCCAAAGGCGCCAAGGTTCGCATCAGCCCATGCGCGCAACGCGGCGGGATCATGCGCCAGAAGGCCAATCGCCTTCATCGCGGCGCGGTACCACAGTTCCACGGTGGCGATTGAATGTTCCTTGGCGTTAGGGTCAATCAGCGGCAGCGCCTCGCTTGCGGGCCGTGCGGCGGGCGCTGAGGCGGGTGCGGCGGCGGCGGCGAGGTTTTCCACGTGGCGCGGTTCGGGCGGCGTATCCTGCGCCTCCTCGCCCGTAATAAGGCCGCGCAGCGCATCCGGGAACACGTCACGAATAGCAAACCCGCGCGCCCTCATTTGCAGCATCCGATCCGGGTATTGCGTCCAAGGGCCGGACTTGCCCCAAAGCCCGGCGCGCTTGGCGTCGGCAATGGAGAACGTCCGGCTTTGCGGTTGCTCGCCCCGACGCGTGACTTGGCACCAGCCATGCCGGGCGTCGCCTTCGCCGTCCACACCTTCCTGGATGCTGGCGCAGTCAGGATGCGCGCGGACCAGCGCCATAGCGCTATCGCCCCAGATCGAGGGCCGGCCATTGATCACGGCGATGTTCTGCAAGGCCTGCAGCGGGCCAAGGCCGACTTCCCGGCCCCATTGCAAGGCGACCAGCACGTTGGCAGGCTTGCCCTGGAAATCGCGCGGGACCATGGTGGACCCGGCAAGCACTTCGGCAAACCGCATGGCTTCCGTCAGCGTCGCCGGCTCCAGCGCGGTCTTGTGGATGGTAATGCTCATTTCATTTTTCCTTCGAGTTTATCACTAAAGAGGGCGGCGCTTGCCTGAGCGATGCGCCGGGGATGTCATCGCCACGCACTAAACGCGACTTGATGTAAGCCTTATCCGGCTCGCGCTTCGTGCGCCAGCAATCATCGGGCAGCGCCTTTTCATCGGTAATTTCTGCCGACTTGGCGCCATTGACGCGCAACGTGGCGCGGTGGTGTTTGCTTTCGGCAATGGCCGCGCCGGGATCGCCACATTCAGCCAAGGCAGCGCGCAATGCTTCGCGGACTTTGGCCGCGTTGTGCGTCAATTGCGCTTGCATAAGCGTTAAATCCATAACCGCGCGCTTGGCTTCTGTCTCGGCATCTTCCATCGCGACAATGGCATCCAGCGCGGCGGATAGGGTAGTCTCAAAGCTATTCGCTTCCGCCGTTCTGGTGCGTTCGCACTTGGCATTGATCAGCGCCCGGCGCATCCGGTGAAGATCATAATCCGGCATGGTGGCGGGCACTTGCACGGCGCGCACGGCTTCGCGCAGGGCGGCGGCGATTTCATCGGCGGTCATTGTCCATCCCCAAAAAGTGAAAGCTGCCCCGGATCGGGGATCAGCACTTGCGCGCCCGCCGCTGTCAGCAGCGCGGCCAATGCGGACGCTTCCGCCCGGCATTGCGCGGCGTCATCGCGGGATTGCGCGGCGCGGTCAGGATCGGCGCGGTCATGGCGATCCGCCGATGCTTCAAGGTCGCGGGCATTCAGCACGCAACGCGCGTGAAGCCCCGCAACGGTGGCAATCTGTGAAGCGTTCATTACGCCACCCCCAACAGCACAAGCCAAACCGCCACGATCCAGGCAATGCCCTGGAATACGGCTTCAAACGCGGCACTGACAGGGCCAGCGCCAATCACAAACGTCAGGATCAGCAGCGCGCAAAGCGGGCCAAGCACAATCCACCAGATAATGCGTTCGTGGTTCATGGCGCGTCTCTCCAGCGCTTTATAGCTTTGGCGAACATCGCCAGAATGTCTTGCGTTTCATCGCCAAGGGGCGTCCCGGCGCGGGTGGCTTTCCAGTGCTTGCGGCCTTCTTCCAACGTAAAAAACCGGCACCCGGCTTTAATGTAAAAACCATCTTCGCAATGCCAAAGGAAAAACTCCCAGTTATCCGAGCGGGTGGCGCGGCGCAGAATACCGATGGCGATTTTGTCATTGTTGATTTTGGCGCCGCTGAGGTACGCGCCGCTGAGGTACGCGCCTCTGAGGTCCGCGCCTCTGAGGTCCGCGCCTCTGAGGTACGCGCCTGTGAGGTACGCGCCTGTGAGGTACGCGCCTGTGAGGTACGCGCCGCTGAGGTCCGCGCCGCTGAGGTCCGCGCCTCTGAGGTCCGCGCCGCTGAGGTACGCGCGCTTACCGCTTTCACCTTGGCGCCATTTAAGGTGATCCGCCAACACGGCGGCGATTTTTTCTTTGGTCATGGCACTAGCCCCTATACCGGGGCCAGTAATCTTCGGAATTGTAAAACGGCGCATCATCTTCAGCGCGGCGCTCGGCTTCCTTTGTCACGGTGGCGGCGGCCTCCACAAGCTGGTCAATCGCGTAGTCAATCGCCTCGGACGCGGCCTGACTGGGCGCGGCGTTCGCGATGTCAAGAAGCTGCGACACCATGCGTTCGATCTGCAACATTGCCGACCAAGCTGCGGTAGCGGCATCGTGCCAGTTGCCGTTGCGGTCATCCGGGCAGTTTTCAAGCCGGGCGCGGAACCGGGCGAGGGACGCAAGCGCTTCATGCTGCGCTGGCGCTTCGGGCGGTTGTGTGGGAAGAAGATTAAGCATAGCGTGGTGCCTCCGGTTCGGGTTGCGATGGCGTAACCCTATGCCGTGCCGCGCCGTGTGTCAATCATAAAATAAATGCCAAATGCTTTTTTTTATGATTGACAAGCCCCGCGCCGTGGGATTAGGGTTCCGGCCATGACAGTATCAGACATCATCCACCTGGCAGGCGGCACGCGAAAACTGGCGGAAACGCTAGGCTGTCGCCCGAATGCCGTCTGCAATTGGCGCTATCAGGGCGTCCCGTATAAACATCACGCCCGGTTGCGCGCCATGCTGCGACGTCGTGTGGAACGCCTGGCGTTGGCCGAGGCCCTGGAATGGAGGCCAAGTAAATGATTAAACGCATTCCACGTATAATCGCCCGCGCGTGCTGGGCGATTGGCGACGGTATCAACAGCCTTGGCGACCGGATCAATTTGATTGGCGTGAAGCGCGCCCCGCCTTCGGACATCAATCAAATTTTTTATGCGACGGCGAAAGCGCATTCAAAAAAAATGACGTCTGACGCCATCAAAAACAATGCGCTGCTTGACGATAAAACAGTCGGCGGAATTGACCGCAGGCCGTCTTGGTGGCGCCGCTGATGCCCAAGGCCAGCCCTTGGACGCCCGAGCGCGATGCCGAATTGCGCGAGCATTGGGCAGGTGACTTGTCCAGCGCGCAGATTGGCGCGAAAATGGCGATGAACAAAAACCAGATTATCGGGCGCGCGCATCGGCTGAAACTGCCGCTGCGTGGCGTTCCGGTAAACATAAGCCGGGGCATGGTGTCCCGGCCTGCCGCCCGCGTTAAGAGAGAGCTTCCCCTAAAGCCTTCTTTTGTGCGGGCGGCTTCCCCATCGCGGCCACGTGCCGCTACCCCCTCCGGCGCACTTTCCTCCGCCGTTGAGCGCCAGGCTTCCTCCCGGCCTGAGCGAACCTTGCCCGGCGCGTGCGCTGATGTAGCGCCGCGCCGGGTCTTTTCAGGGACGGAATGCAAATTCATCACGCATAGCGTGGCGCGTGAATATCGCTTTTGCGAGGCGCCGGTTGTGCAAAACGCCAAGGGCAAGCCATCGGCGTATTGCGCCGAGCATTTCGACTTGTGCCTGGTGTCGCCAAGAAAGGCGCTGGAAGAACGCAAGGCGCAGCGCTTGGCGGATATGGCGGCAGGGCGCGTGCGGTGGAACCCGCCGAGCGCTTGGAGGTAAGAACATGCAAAACAAAATGGAGGATGCAACATGCCGTTAGATACGGCCTATGCTGAATTTCTGGCGGGCAAGCGGCCTGCCGCCAATGCAGTAGGCATTGATAAAGTGCCTGACTTGCACCGCGATTTGATGCCGCACCAGCGCGATTGCGTGGCGTTTGGATTACGTCAAGGGCGCTTTGGCTTATTCCTTGATACCGGCCTTGGCAAGACATTCTCGCAGCTCGAATGGGCAAGCCATGCGCTTGAGGCGAGCAACGGCAAAGCGCTGATCCTGGCGCCTTTGGCGGTTGCGGCGCAGATTGTGCGTGAAGGCAAGGCGCGCGGCTATGAGGTGCAGCAGATACGCGACCAAGCCGATGCGCGCGAAGGCATTAACGTCTGCAATTATGACCGGCTTGACCGGCTTGACTTTGACGCTTTCGGCGCCGTGTCCCTGGACGAATCCAGCATCCTGAAAAGTTTTACCGGCAAGACAACGCGCGCTTTGATTGACGCATTCCGCGATCATCGATTCCGCTGCGCCGCAACAGCTACGCCCGCGCCAAACGATCATATGGAACTTGGGCAGCATTCCGAGTTTCTCAGCATTATGAACGGCAATGAGATGTTGTCGCGGTTCTTCATCAACGACACGTCGCAGGCTTCGCAACAATGGCGCCTGAAAAAGCACGCCGAAGGCGGGTTTTGGGATTGGATGGCGTCTTGGTGCCGAATGGCGGAAACGCCGGCGGATTTCGGCTACGATGCAAGCGAATACATCCTGCCGCCGCTGAATGTGCATCGGCATAAGGCGGCGGGTGACGTGCGGGCGCCTGCAGGATTGCTTTTCATGGGCGACCTATCCGCCACCACGCTACACGAAACCAAGCGCCAAACGGCGCAAGCACGCGCGCAAGCCATCGCGGCCATCATGCCGGCCAATGATGCTTGTGTGGTGTGGTGCGACACGGACTATGAAGCCGATGCCATTCGCGCCGAAATACCGGAAATTCAGGAAGTGCGCGGATCGCATCCGATTGAGCGCAAAGAGGCAACGCTTGAGGCCTTTGCATCCGGCCAGGTCAAATGGCTTTTGACTAAGCCGAGCGTGGCAGGCTTTGGCATGAATTGGCAGCATTGCGCCACGATGATTTTTGCCGGACGGTCATTCAGCTATGAGGCTTGGTATCAAGCCGTGCGCCGTTGTTGGCGTTTTGGACAGAAGCGCCCGGTGGATTGTCACTTGATCGTGGCCGAGGGTGAAGATCAGATTGGCCGCGTGATTGACCGCAAGAGCGGCGATCACATCAAGATGAAGCAAGCTATGTCATCGGCCATGCGCCGCGCAATGGCGCAAGATGCTGGCGTGCGGGTTCCATATCAACCAACACATAAAGGGGAGTTTGCATCGTGGCTTTCATGAGTTTGAACAGCAATCAGGGCGACAACTGGCAGGCCATCCATGGCGATTGCGTGGATGTGGTGCGGCAGATGCCGGATGAAAGCGTTGGCTTTTCCGTCTATTCGCCGCCCTTTGGTTCGCTTTTTGTTTATTCAGAGAGCGAGTGCGACATGGGCAATTCATCCTCCGATGGCGAGTTTGAGCGCCATTATCAATACATGGTGAAGGAAAAGTTTCGCGTCACGAAGCCGGGCCGCCTGACCGCCGTGCATTGCACCGATCTGCCCATGACAAAATGGCGCGATGGGCATGTTGGCTTGAAGGACTTTCCAGGGCAGATCATTCGCGTTCATGAAGATGCCGGCTGGATTTACCATGCGCGGGTGACAATCTGGAAATGTCCTGTTGTGGAAATGACACGCACGAAGGCGGTCGGGTTGGTTTATGGTCAGCTTGTGAAGGACAGTAGCAAGTCGCGCGTAGGGCTTCCTGATTATCTGCTGATTTTCCGCAAGCCGGGCGAAAACCTTGAAGCAATCGTGCATGACATGGGGCACGATACCGCTAGCCGCCTAGAGAGGCCGCGCAAGCATATCGGCGCCAGCGAAATACCGTTGGACAAGTGGCAGGAATGGGCCTCGCCAGTCTGGATGACGGTGGATCAGACGAATGTTTTGAACGTCAAAGCTGCCAAGGATCAGCAAGACGAAAAGCATCTCTGCCCGTTGCAGCTTGATGTCATTGAGCGAAGCTTAATTCTTTGGAGCAACCCCGGCGATGTGGTGATGTCGCCATTTATGGGCATCGGTTCTGAGGGGTTTTGCGCCATGAAGCTAAAGCGCAAATTCCTTGGCGTTGAATTGAAAGACAGCTATTTTCGCCAAGCCTGCCGCAACATAGACGCGGCAGAGAAATCGGCGGAAAGCCTTTTTGATTACGATGCCGCATGACCCTCATAGTCCTGACCTTCCTAATCTGCGCCAGTGACGGCACCGCTTGCGAGCCCGGCTCCCAGGCGCATCGCAGCTGCGTGGCAGCGCAAGCGTATGTGCGAGCGCGGTTGCATCCGTCGCTGATGATTAAGGACATTGTTTGCACGGTGGAGGAAAAGAAATGATCAACGACCAATACCGCGCCCTAGTGGAAGCTGGGCCTGCCGTGGTTATGGTGGCGAAGGCGGACATGCTTCGATTGCTTGAGCGCCTGATGATTGCCGAGCAAGAGCTTACGGAGGCGGCCCGGCGCCTTGATATGGTGCTTGGCCAATGACCTGCGCCGTCCCTAAGCGCGCCCGCAAGCTGTCCGATGATGACGTGCGGGAAATTCGCGTCAATCCAATTCCAGGGCCTGTGCTGGCGAAGTATTACGGCGTGTCCGATACGGTCATTTACGCCATCCGCAAGGGTGAGAGTTATCAGCATGTGAGGGATGAAGAATGACCCGCGCCGCGCCAGAGCGTGCCATCCAGATCGCCATTAAGCGCCGCCTGGCCCTGTCTGGCGTGGTGTGTCACCATTCGCCCAATGCGGGCAAGCGCAGCGTGATCGGCGGCAGGATGCTTAAGGCAGAAGGCATGATTACCGGCTGGCCTGACCTGACGCTTGTCGGGCCTGACAAGCGCATCGCCTTCCTTGAGGTGAAGGCCGAGAAAGGCCGCACCAGCGCCGCGCAAGACGACTGCCTCGCCATGCTGCGCCGCATGGGCCATGACGTGGCGGTTGTGCGGTCGCAGGATGACGCGGTGCTGGTGTTGCAGGAATGGGGATGGCCGGTAAGATGACCCCCGAACCCGTCCCATCCACCCTAGAAGAGCGCCTAGCCTTCTATGAGCGCTTCGCCCGCAACCTTGCCGAGCGCGTGCCTGACCCGGTAGAGGACGCCGAGCGCGAGGCGCATTTTGAGACATGGAAGCGAAAAGGCGCCAAGAAATGAGCCTAACCCAAAGCGCCCTTTGGCTTGCTGAGGAAATGCGCTTGCCGGTCTTTGCCTGCGGGCCTGACAAGCGCCCGGTGACGCAACACGGGTTCAACGACGCCACGCATGACGCGGTGGAAATCCAGCGCCAGTTTGCCAGCCCAGGCGCGGCCATGATCGGCGTGCCGACAGGCGACACGTCCGGGTTTTTCTGCCTTGACCTAGACGTGAAAAACGGCGGCGGCGGGCTGGAATGGCTGGCAGCAAACCAGCACAGGCTACCGGACACGCGCCGGCACAAGACACGCTCCGGTGGCGTTCACCTGCTATTCGCCATGCCGGAAGGCCGGATCATTCGCAACAGCGCGGGCCGGATCGCGGCTGGCGTGGATGTGCGCGGCAACGGCGGCTACATCATCGCGCCCCCAAGTCCTGGCTATCTGGTGGATGAGGCTATGGCGCCCGCGCATGCGCCGGCATGGTTGCTGGATCTGATTGACCCGCCCAAGGCGCCAGAAGCCCCGCGCCCGGCACCCGCGCCCCGCCAATCCGGCGACGGCACGCGCTACGGCCTGCAAGCCCTAGACAATGAGTGCCAGGCGATCCTAAGCGCGGCGGACGGCGCCAAGCATGACACTCTAAACCGCGCGGCGTTCAGCATCGGCGGCCTAGTTGCAGCTGGCGAATTGATTGAGGGCCCAGCCTTCGCCGCGCTGGCATCGGCGCTGGCAGGCATCCGGCACCGCTGCGAGGATTACCCAGCAGCGCAGAAAACCCTTGCTGGCGCATTCCGCGCAGGCATGGCCAAGCCCCGCGAAGCCCCGCCGCGCTTGGTCCGCCGGATTGTGGAGGAATACCGCGAAACCCGCCCCGAGCCGCCGCCCAGAGACGCGCCGCCAGACCATTGGAGCGCTGAACCGGACCCGGATATAGGCCTTGAGCCTGAAAAGGTGGCGCCCAACATTAAGCCCACTGGCCTGCCGCTGATCTATTTTCAGGACGTGAAGCCAGCCCTGAAATCGGAGGATTTTATTGAGGGCTTGCTGATCAAGGCCGCCATGTCAGTGACCTATGGGCCCTCAAATTGCGGCAAGACGTTCTTCATGGCGGACCTGGCGCTGCATGTGGCCATGGGCTTGGAATGGCGCGGGCGCGAGGTGGAGCGCGCCGGCGTGATTTACTGCGCCATGGAAGGGGCCCACGGCATCGCTAACCGCGTGGCGGCCTTTGCGCTGACCTGCGGCCTGGCAGGGCAGGAAATCCCCTTTGCCATCATCCCGGTGGCGCTCAACTTATTGGACCCCAATGCTGACACGTCCCGGCTGATAGACGCCATCAAGGAAGCCGCCGCCCGCATGGCGATCCCGGTCGGGCTTGTGGTCATGGATACCCTGAGCCGCGCCATGGCCGGGGGCAATGAAAACTCCCCGGAGGATATGGGCGCCCTGGTGGCCAATTCCGACCGTATCCGGCAGGCAACCGGCGCGCATGTGGCGTGGATACACCACAGCGGCAAAGACCAAGCCCAAGGCGCCCGAGGCCATAGCCTGCTGCGCGCCGCAACCGATACCGAGATCGAGATCAGCCGCGCCGACAATGACAGCCCGTCAATCGCCCGCGTCACCAAGCAGCGCGAGCTGGAGATCGACGGGGTTTTCGGCTTCACGCTGAAGCGGGTGGAGCTTGGCCTAAACCATCGCGGCAAGCCGGTCACGTCTTGCGTGGTGGAACCGGCAGAGGAAGGCGCCGCCAAGCCGCGCGTGAGACTGACCAATGGCGAGGCCATGGCGCTCCGCATCCTGCATGACGTGATGGCCACACAGCCCGTCCCGGTGCCTTACCAAGCTTCCCAAGCGGGCGTAACCGCCGCTACAAGCAAGCACGCATGGCGCGAGACATTCTTCGCGCGTTCAACCGCTGATACCCAAGAGGCGAAGAAAAAAGCCTTCAACCGGGCAGCCGATGGTCTTGCCCAAAAGAGCCAAATAGGGGTGCATCATGACACGGTTTGGGCACTCTGAAATGGTAATCGCGCGCAACCAACTATCACTTTTTACCCCCAAAAGTGACCGGGACATGCCGGGACAAATCGGGACAAATCGGGACAATTACCCCCCGGCTGATGCCCCGCAGTCGGGACAATCTGGAACCCCCCCCCTAAAGGGGGGGGTCCAATGTCCCGCCGGGACAGGGTTCGAAATGTCCCGGTCCCGTCCCGTCCCGGCTGAACGAGTAGCAAAACGAAACGAAAGCGCAGAGGGCAATTTTGACCCCGCCCGCAATTACCCGACCCCGGCCAGCATCAAAGCGGCCTTCGACCGGTGGGACGCGGAACATGCGGCATGGGTCGCAGCCGGGATGAATGGCGATTATCCGCACCCGCCCGCCGGCCTGACCTCCGCTATTGCCTCCAGGCTGATCCCGCGCCGCGCACCCCACCACGGCAAGCGGTGGCGCTGATGGACATGACCCCTGCCCAAGTGGCGCGCGCCCATGCTGACGATGCGCTTGCCGAGGACTGTTTGCGCCGCGCCAGAGCCGCCCAGGACGGCTTGCAGCACCCCAAGCTTGACCAGGAGGGCCGGGAATACCTGGAAGGGCTTGTAGCGCGGTTTAAAGCCCTTGCGGCGCGATTGAAAGGAAGCTAGACATGAATGGAGCAATCGCCATGACGAAGCCGAAACCCGCGCGCGCGCGCGGACGCCCTGAAAAGCCCATAACCCTGGATTTTGGCCCTGCCCAGCGCCTGGTGAATGGCACGGCCTGGCTTGCCTACCGGGCGGACCCCGAAAACCCTGGACGGCCTTCTGTGAGGGCGGCAGGCGCCAAGGTGATCTATCACCAGCTTTGGCTTGCCGGGCACCTGACAGACGAACAGCACGAGGCGGCAGATCGCTACCTGACCCGGCTGGAGGTGGCATCCGGCGCCAAGGTGGACACGCGCGGGCATGGGGCGGCGTCCTATGGCCCGACTGCGGCACAGGTGGCGGCATTGGCCGACTTGCGGATTGCTGACGCGGCGATAGGTTCAGCGCTGCTTGTGGCAGGGGTGCGGACCGTGATCGGCTGGAATATCTGGCCACCGGATTTAGACGTGCGGTATTTTAAGAGCGCGATGCAGCGCGTGGCCAATGCGTGGGGGATGTGATGAGACCTGTCATTCCCATGTGGGCAGTGGCTTTTGCTTGTGTGTTTTTTTTCGTATTGGCTGTATTTTTTTTCGGCGCGGCTGTGTTTTTCTCTTGGCACGGAAGATAGACAAATGACCAGCACCAAAGAGCTTGAGCAACTTGTCCGCGTAATGCTTGCGACCGGCGCTAAAGTTGAAGTGCAGTATGACGCAGACGGCTATATTGACACAATCCAAATTGAGCAACTTGTCCCAAGGCTTGGCCGTCGCACAATTGGTCCCTACCCAATGAGCCCTATTGCTGCCGCCGAAGCAATGCGCAGATACCTTAACGCATGACCCCTGATCAATTCCGCGCCGCCCTTGCCGATCTGGGCTATTCCCAAGCTGCCTTTGCACGCCTAGCCATGGTTGACGCCCGCACCGTCCGCCGCTGGTGCGACGGGACGCGGGCCGTGCCTGGGCCGGTAGTGGCGCTGCTTCAGATGATGGTGGAGGCAAGGGTTTTGGGCGCCGGAGAGGAAATTCTGACAATGGAATGGCAACCGATTGAGACGGCGCCGAGGGATGGGACGTTTATTCTGGTCTATGAGCCAAGCGAAAAGCCCAAATGGAGCGTAATGGTTGATTTCTATATCGACGCGCCCGAGGCGGATAAGTGCTGCGGATGGTTAGGGAACCCCACCCACTGGATGCCCTTGCCAGACCCGCCAAAACAACGCTTGACAGCCCCCTGATTTATTTGTAGGGGGAGCATATTCTGTATTTCTGCGCCCGGAGCCCTACAAGGCTACCGGGCTTTTTCATGGGCAAGGCACAATGCGGACCAAGACCACGCGCGTCGGCAATGGCCCCGGCCACGGCGGACCGGCCAGCGGCGCACCAGCAAGCGGTGCAGGCTACGGGTTAGGCGCAGGCCCGGCCAAGGCTTTCACCAGCGAGCAGCAGCCGACTGGCGAGGCCAAGTCCGCCGGCAAGGAAGTGGCCGCCGAGATCAAGGCGCAAATCGCCGCGCGCAAGGAAGAAATCCTCGCCGCGCAATTCACGCGGGCCTTGGACACGGCGCACCCGCAAGGCCACGCGGCGGCTAAGGATTTATTGGACCGGATCGCGCCGCCTGAGAGCAGGACGGACGTGACCACGAATGGCGAGCGCCTAGGCTACGTCATCATGGCGCCAGCAGAGGCAGAGGACGCCGAAGCATGGGCGAGACAGCATCAGCCCCAAGCGTAGTTTGGCGCCCCCAGGCGGGCCCGCAAACGGCGCTGCTGACCTGCCCGGTCTTTGAGGTTTTCTTCGGCGGGGCACGCGGCGGCGGCAAGACTGACGGCATGTTGGGCGAGTGGGCGGTACATGCGGATCGCTATGGCAAACATGCGATTGGGCTGATAGTCCGCCGATCTCGGACGGAATTGCTGGAAACTTTCGAGCGCGCCAAGGCCTTGTTTGCTATGATTGGGGCACAATTTACCGTTGTTCCCATGCGCATCATCATGCCAGGTGGCGGGCGACTGAATTTTGCCTATCTGGAGCGTGACGCGGACGCCGAAAGCTATCAGGGGCATTCCTACACGCGAGTTTATGTGGAAGAGGCAGGCAACTTTCCCAGCCCGGCGCCGATCCTGAAGCTGTTTGCCACATTGCGAAGCGGTGCGGGCGTTCCCTGCCGAATGCGTCTGACGGGCAATCCCGGAGGGCCAGGCCATCAATGGATCAAGGCGCGCTACATAGACCCGGCTCCGATGGGCTGGAAGGTCATTGTTGAAACCTTCAAATGCCCCTTTACGGGGAAGGACTTGAACCGCGATAGAGTTTATATCCCGTCGCGCGTTTCCGATAACAAGCACGTTGGCGCTGAATACGTGGCCAGCATCATGCAATCGGGTTCCCCTGAATTGGTTAGGGCTTGGCTAGAAGGCGATTGGTCTGTCATCGCGGGGGCCTTCTTTCCCGAGTTTGACATGGGCCGGCACGTCATCGCGCCGCGTGAATTGCCTGAGCATTGGTTCCGGTTTCGGTCTTTGGACTGGGGCAGCGCCCGGCCCTTCTCAGTGGGCTGGTGGGCCGTTTCTGACGGCGAATTGGCGGACATCCCCCGCGGTGCGCTGGTGCGCTACCGGGAATGGTATGGCAGCACCGGCAAGCCGAATGAAGGCTTGCGCATGACCGCCGAGGAAGTGGCGGCGGGCATCGTGCAGCGTGAGGCGGGCGACCCCAAGCCTGAGAATGGCCTGCATGGTGTGGCGGACCCGGCCATCTTCAGCAGCGACGGCGGGCCTAGCATCGGCGAGCGCATGGCGCGGTCGGCCAAAGTGTTCTTCCGCCCGGCGGATAATGCCCGCGTGTCGCGGCAAGGCGCGCTTGGCGGGTGGGATCAAGTGCGGGCCAGGCTGCGCGGTGATGAGACCGGGCCGGGCTTGCTGATTTTCAGCACGTGCCGCGACCTAATCCGCACGTTGCCGGCGTTGCAGCACGATCCGGATAGGCCGGAAGATGTGGACAGCGACGGCGAGGATCACGCGCCGGACGAGGCGCGTTACGCTTGCATGAGCCGCCCTTGGGTGCGGCAAAAGCCGGTGCAAAAGCCGGGCGCGATTGTATCGGTTGGCGCGTCAAACACCGCCACCTTCAACGACTTGTGGAAAACCGCACCGCGCGCTTCGCGGTGGTGATGGAGTTCAAGCCATGTCAATCAGTGCGCCGTTTTCACCCGGCGAGACGCTCACGCTTGCCGTGACGGATGCCAGCAGCAACGCCAGTTTTGGTGCGGCGGGGGCGCAGGCTTCCGTGATCGAGGTGCAGAACCTTGGCACGCTGACGTGTTTCATTGCCTTTGGCGCGACCGCCACCACGGCGGGCTATCCGATTGGTGCGGGGCAGTCCAAGGTTGTCAGCAAGGCGCCAGGTGTGGCGCAGATCGCGGCCATTTGCGCAACCGGGCAAAGCACGACGCTTTACATCACGGCTGGCCAGGGCCGGTAACTTGGGCCAGCGCATCAACACGCGGCTACGGGCGGGCGGCAACGCTGGCGGTATCGCGTTTGATTTTAGGGCTGGCGCGCTTGATCCGCGCATTACCTTCACGCGCGCATCTGCGGCTTGGTATTTCGACAGCGCGGGCAATTTGACGCAGGCTGCGACTGATGTGCCGCGGTTTGATTATGACCCCGCCACGCTTGAGGCGCGCGGGTTGTTGATTGAAGGCGGTATGACCAACATCGCCCTGCATTCGCGCGATTTCACGCAAGCGGCATGGGCCAAAACAAACATCACCGCCGTGTTGAACGTCACCGGCATTGACGGCGCTGCCAATAGCGCGTCACGCCTGACCGCCACGGCTGGCAATGGGACGGCGCTGCAAACGATTACCTCGGCAAGCGCCACGCATGTCAGCAGCTTCTTCGCGCGGCGCATTACCGGCACTGGCACGGTGGAGATCACGCAAAATGGTGGCACGACTTGGACGGCCATTACCCTAACCGCCGCATGGCAGCGTTTTAACGTGGCGTCTGCGACCGTGGTTAATCCGGTGATTGGCTTCCGGCTTGTCACAAGTGGCGATGTGATTGCGGTTGACGTGGCGCAATGCGAAGTGTCGGCAATTGTTTCAAGCCCGATTATTACCGGCGCAGCATCGGTGGCGCGGGCGGCTGATAATGCAACGGTGAATACGCTCACGCCTTGGTTTAACGCCGTTGAAGGAACCATTCTCGCGGAGTATTCGCGGCTATCTCCGCAGAATGGACAATATGAATTGTCGTTCAATGATGGAACAACTGCGGAAGAATTGAGCTTATATAATTCCGCAACAAATCGGTCAGTTTTGGTGCGAGACAACAGCAATGTTCAATTTCTCGGCGTTGTTGGCGCTGGCTTCGATGCGGCTTTTCAAGTCCGCAAGAAAGCCCTTGCCTATCGCGCGGCAGATTTCGCCGGGTGTTTAAATGGAGGCACCGTAGCAACCAGCGCCACCGGCACATTGCCGACTGTGACCAGTCTGCGGTTTGGGCGCTTAGTTGGCGCTAATTATTTGAACGGCTGGATAAGGCGCATTGCGTATTATCCGACGCGGTTGCCTGATACCACGCTGCAAGGTCTGACCGCATGACTTGGACCTATACCTTCCACCGATTCACCAATCGCGCGGCTTTCGACGCGGCCTGTGACGCGGCAGGTTTTCCGCGTGAAGATGGGCAGATCGCACCGCCTGAGACCGTGGCGCTGGACGTGTGCGGCACGTTGCATGACCCTGCGCAATACAATGCCCAGGGCGTCATGACCAAGCCGCCCGCAGCGCTGCAAGGCTATCACGTCAACGCGGCATGGGCTGGCGAAGTGCCTGATGCCTTCAAGTCTAGCTTGGTTGTGCCAACTGCCCCGAGGAGGGTTTTCGCGTAATGTCGCAGGAACCCGACGATCTTGATTATGACACGCCTGCCGGTAAATATCGCCGGTGGATTGTCGAGATCGAGCAGGCCGATCAGTGGTGCAATAACTGGTATCAAACGGCGCAGCGATGCTTGGACCGGTATCGCGACGAGCGGAAGAACGCGTCTTCATCGGATGACGGCGAGCGCCGCATCAACATCTTTTGGTCAAACGTTTCCACCTTGCAGCCGGCGCTTTACGCGCGCCGCGCTAAGCCGGTGGTTGAACGGCGCTTCAAGGATGCTGACCCGATTGGCCGCACGGCGGCGGAAGTGCTTGAGCGCGCCGTTACCTTTGCGACTGACAGCGACCAATTCGACGAGGTTATCAAGCAAGCGCGCGATGACCGGCTAATCGTGGGCCGTGGCACGGCCTGGCTGCGCTATGTGCCGCATTTTGAGAAGATGCAGCCGCCGACGCCTTCCGAGGGCGTGGGCATTACTGACGACGCTTCCGAGTATGAAGCCGAGACGCCAGAAGAACCCGGCGATATGCTGGTGTTTGAGGAAGTGGCGCACGATTATGTGGCGTGGCGCGATTACCTGATGTCGCCGGCCAAGACTTGGCGCGAAGTGCGATGGGTTTCGCGCAAGGTCCAGATGACGCGCGCCGAATTGATTGAACGGTTTGGCGAGGAAATCGGCAATGCCGTGCCGCTTAATGCGCGCTTGCGGCAAGACAATCCTGACACGCCAGAAGCGCGGTTCCGCGATGGCATGGCCGCGCGGGCTGAGGTCTATGAGATTTGGGATAAGGCTGAACGCAAGGTTTGCTGGATTGCCAAGGGCTATGAGGCGCCGCTTGATGAGCGCGAAGACCCGTTGCGCTTGCGCGAGTTTTTCCCTTGCCCGAAGCCGTTGTTTGCCACCCTGACGACTGATAGCCTGATCCCGACGCCTGATTTCCTGTTATACAAGGATCAGGCCAATGACCTTGACGATGTCACCTATCGCTTGTCCAAGTTGACCGAGGCTTGCCGCGTTTCCGGCGTTTATGACGCATCGCAGGATGCAAGCCTTGGGCGATTGTTCCAGGAGGGCGGCGATAACCGGCTGATCCCGGTCAATACTTGGGCGGCCTTTTCCGAAAAGGGCGGCTTGCGCGGCGTGATGGATTTCGTGCCGCTTGACGGCGTGATCGCTACTATCCGCGAATT